GATGACACAGATCATGTGTGACCCACCAAGTGGGTGGAAATACGGCTTTCCTAAACTGTTACCAGAGCATCTTGCTGGTATTTTGTCTGACAAATCGACAAATGACCTTAATACCTTCGGCGAGAGTGTAATGAAATGGCGCGTTGAAGCGGGTTATCCACAAGAGGAAATCGACAAGTGCGGTGAGCATTTTTGCTTGCGGTACTGGGAAGCAGAAGAACTTTCATGATTTATGAAAGCGACTTTTAGATATGCAGTACAGCGCATAAACATAACATATGTGTTAGTACGCATAAAATCCCGATAGGGATGTTTGTGGCAAATCCTTAACTAAAAGGACACAAATCTCACCGTTCGGGACTACAAATCTGACCACCAGTCAGGTTAGAAAATCTCCGAAGACACTAGGTCACGCCAGTTTTAACTGGTGTGGCCTTTTTTTTTCGATTAAGGGGTAGACGGATAAAAATAGAGACCTAAGTTAAGGTCGTTCTATCGTAATCTCCCCCTAATGAGACCTAGAACCTAGTTAGCCCGAAGTATCCCCCCACTTGGTTACTTCGGGCTTTTTTTATCTTGCCACGATTGCTAGGAAGCACCTAATATCAAAACCTCTTGATACTCTCTGCCTAGCATCGTGTTTTTCTCTTTGTTTCTGTTAGTAGCGATATGCTGTGCTGGGTGGAGAGTATTGAATTACCCTCAAAAAAAGTGAGGCCGCAGAGGACTAATATAAACACGTCCTGTGCGACCTCTTATACTGAGGAATCCGCTATCACAGACAGATTCACCTCCCAGTAATTAAATCTTACTTAATTGATATAGTAGTTTTTGACATTGTTTTCAACAAAAAGTGGGTACTTTAGGAAGATAAGCGGATTAAGAACAATAGTTTACTCAGGTTTCCTACTACTACCACCTAAGTAAATAACCTAAGAAACTAAAGATACTTAAGAAACTAAAAACCATAATTAACACAAGTAACTGTGTGTCTCTTCTTCTCTTTTTTGTCCTGTAAAAAGACATGAAGTTAGTGGTTGGTTTAATCAGGTTATTCATTCTTCGTATTCACATTTGTTCTTCTATGGTCAACGTAGGTTTTCTTAGGTAATTTTCTGCATATTCTAACTTTCCTTAGTCCATCTATCGATGATTTCAGTTTCAAGTTCTTCATTTACGAGAAATACCTTTGCAAATGCCATCATATTTCCAGACATCATAAATTTCTCTAAAATTATTTCTTGATGATCCTCTGGTAATGATTGTTCTTTGATGAGTGCCATCATTATGCTTTCTGCGTAATCATCACCTTTTTCTTCGACTAACTCTTCAAAGACTTTCTTCATGTGTTCACCAGTTTGAAACACATAGTTCCACCAGAAATCAGTATTTTTTTTAAGTGCATTTCTTGATGCAGAAAAAAGTTCACGATGTAATTTGTAAAGTTTCTTGACGGATTTTTCACTTTTACTCTGAAATAGACCAAACATTTTCTGTCTCTAACTATCTTTACCAGTTTGGATTATACCGTTCCCCATATCGTTCTCTTGTTCGCATTGATATTGTATTTGTTGTAATGCAAGATGCGTGTATCGCTTGAAAAGATTCATTTGGTCTGGAGCGAGACAGTATTTCAGCCATAAACTTTGCATCACTAACAACAGGATTTGTGTCGTCACTTGAAACAAAACCACATAGAACTCCGATAGTTGCATATGCGGCATCTGCCGCTTGTATTTGGGCTTTACTCTGTTCAGATTTGCCTTCCATGACTACTTTTTCGCCTAATGCAACAACTTTCTTAAGAAGACCGCCAGAGGGATCAACTTCGAAAAATGCAGCCTCACTAAATTCTAAGCGTTTAATTGGTGACCAATTTTTTCCTGAAAAATGATGTGTGCGGAGGGTCTCAACAAAAACCACCGTGTAATCCAATGTATATTCATCATCAAAAAAGTCTGAAGGTAAATTAAAACCACCTAATGGAAGATTTTCCATAGCCAAAAATGCTAGGGAAAGTTGTTGCCAGAGTATCTCTCCCGCTTCCTTTCCTTTTTTCTTGGGTGATGCGCCAAAAAACATATATTACTCCCGTTTTGTATCGAAGAAAAATAGCCTCTTCCCAATATATTTCTGTAATTAGCCTAATGTCTAGGTATTACTGCACCTAAAGAGCAACTGATGTTATATCAGTTGACCTCAAGTATCCAACGATTACAGTTAGTTAGCGTCTATACGCTTCAAGATTCAGATACATACGCCAGAAAACTGACCCCCAGTACCTCAAATCAATCAACGCTTTCAAAAAGCCGTTAAAGGTGAAGTTGTTAGTTGTTGTTGTCCGTCCTTCGTAACTGGCGTCCACCCCCGAAAAACACTCTATTTTTAGTTAAGGAATAAAGCGATGTCGCTAGAAACAGCCTCGTACATAGACGGACTTGTAGCGCAAAATCCGACTGCAACAGATGCTCTAGCGCAAGCGGATGATCATTTGCGTCTAATCAAGGCAACCCTAAAGAACACATTCCCAAGCATTGCTGGTGCAATCAACAGCACCCACAGTGAACTGAACATCATGGATGGCGATACTGTCGCAACTTCCGTGACCCTCGTAGACGGTGATCGTGTTGTCGTAAATGATGATGGCACGATGATCCAAGTCGCCTTGAGTGACTTCCTAACCTATATCAACGCAGGGATGACTTTGCGTGATGACGTAGTGACCGCATCGTCTCTTGCAGACGCTATTGTTGCCACCGCAAACCTGATTGACGGCTCTGTCACCTCAGACAAGATTGCATCAGGTGCGATTGACGGAAGTAAGATTGCGGCAGGGGTCGCATTGTCTGCTGGTATGATTATGCCTTATGCAGGGGCGTCTTCCCCCACAGGATGGCTACTTTGCTACGGTCAAGAAGTATCCCGCGAAACCTACGCTGAACTTTTCACTGTGATCAGCACAACCTATGGCTCTGGTAACGGCTCGACTACGTTTAACGTCCCTGACCTTCGAGGACGTGTAGTTGCAGGTCAAGATGACATGGGGGGTACATCCGCAAACCGCCTGACTGCACAGACGGGGGGCTTAAACGGAGATACGCTGGGTGCAAGTGGCGGTAGTGAGACGCACACTCTGTCTGTAAACGAGATGCCATCTCACTCACATACGTCATCTCTCTATGTTCGACATAATAATGATGGTGGTTACAACAACTCCAATAGCATTATCAACGCCACTGCTAACAGTTCCTACAACCCATTAAACGAGTATGAAACTGATATTAACGGCACGATCGATAACACTGGTGGTGATGGCGCACACAATAACGTCCAGCCAACTTTCATTCTCAACTACATCATAAAGACTTAATCTCATGGCTATAGTACCTATCCGCAACTTAGGCGAGGTAGGGTTGGTGACTGATGTGTCGCCTTACAACCTGCCTCTGAATGGTTTCAGTAAGGCTTTCAACGTCAGGTTTGATGAAGGCAAAGTTAAAAGAGCATCAGTCTTTCGCACCATCAAAGATTCAAGTGGCTTCAAGCCCAGAACAGCCGTGGCTAATACACCAGCAAGCGGCTTTGACACTTTAGTCTGTGTGTCTGACGATTGGTCAGTTCAAGAACTGATTAACGGCACTTACTACGACCGCTCTGGTTCAATCACTGGAACTTCCGACCCCCGACCCTTTACAAGCACCACGCTTGCTAATGTGTCTTACATCAACAGGGAAGACCGTGTTCCAGTCTACCGCACTGCAAACGGCACGAACTATTCTGACCTCACAAACTGGCCTAGCGATCACCGTTGTCGCTCGTTGAGAGCCTTTGGTGACTTCCTGATTGCTTTGAATACCACTGAGACGCTGGTCAACTATCCGACCCGTGTGCGTTTCTCTGACATAGCATTAGCCAACAGTGTTCCGTCTTCTTGGGATGAAACCGACTTAACAAAATCAGCAGGTCTGTCTGACCAAGTGGCACTAAAAGACCCAATCTTAGATGGTCTACCGCTTATGAATAACTTCATTATCTACACTGAAAGCGAAGTGATGATGATGGAATACGTTGGCGGGACTTTCATTTTCTCATTCAGGAAACTGTTTAGCGATGCAGGTTTGGTCAACACGAACTGCGTAGTGGAAGTAGAAGGCAAGCATTACTGCTTCGCCAAATCCGATATCTACGTCCACGATGGCACAACCAAGCAATCCATCTGCGACAACCGTGTTCGGAACTTCATTTTCCAAAACATGAACGCCAAAGATGTAGACCGCTACTTTGTACATCACGACCCAGTGCAGAATGACATTTACTTCTGCTTCAAGTCTGGCGATGAGTTCTGTGCATTTCCTAATGCTGACCGTTGTAACCGTGCGGCTGTCTACAACTACAGGACAAACACTTGGTCTTTCGTTGACCTTCCAAACGTCAACGCCAGCGCAGTCATCAACGTCAATAACGTAAAAACTTACGCTGAAGCATCTAGTGTCACTTATGATGGCATCGGCGGTTCTTTCTATGATCAAGAAGACAGTTTCAACCGCCAATCAGTAATGGTTGGTGAGGCAGTCACAGATGACGGCATAACCTCTGACAAAGTGTACGGATTGGATACTGCCGATAACGGCAAGATGTCATTTGAGATTGACGCAGAAGCCACTAAAGGCATTACCCTTGAACGCATCGGTATCGATTTGGATGAGGTAAGTGATGTGGTCGG